TAACCAAGAAAAAACCCCAAGAAATTGTGACAGTTGGGGAACTTGTTGAATACTTCAAAGAGAAAGACCCAAACACACTTCAAAAACTGGCTGCAAGGTACGGAGGTTATGTTGCAAAAATCATGGGCGTTAGCGTCGGTGCTGCAGCAGGCGCTGCAACGGGCGGCGCAGGAATAGTTGCTGGTACAGCCACAGGAGCTGTAGCTGAAAAGATAGTTGAGCAAATGTTGCAAGCTTCTATAATGGCGTTTGCTGATATAGAAGATGGTTCATACCAACCCGGCAGCGCTGCATCATATTTTGACTTAGATGACAATTTGCAAATTTTTATTAGAGATTTGGAAACAAAAGGTGGAGATATTACAAAGCCCTCTAAACCAGAAATGGAAGTTTTTAAGATTATGAAAAAGAAAATTGAAGATGCTGTACAGGGCGGCGTATCTCCGACCACAAAAATAAGTGATTTGCTGCAAGATATAACAGCACAGTCTATTCTAAACGCACGTATACAATCCGGAGAACATTCCGGAAAAGTTAAAATTGAACCATTAGGAGAATAAATGGAATTATTAACATTTATATTATGTGCCTACGGGCTAACACAAATACTTGTATACGGTAAAGTATTTGATGAAATAAGACCAACAAAGGGTCGTCTCGGTCAGCTATTTAGGTGCCCAATGTGCATGGGTTTTCACGTTGGTTGGTTTTTAATGCTACTTTCTCCGTTCACCCAACTATTTAGTTTTGAAGTTTCTGTTGCAAATTATTTCCTATTAGGTTGGTTATCATCAGGAACATCTTACATTCTGAATATGGTATTCGGAGACAACGGAGTTAAATATGAACACAAATATGCAAATAGCGACACCTGCCACCTGGACAAACAAGTGGATGCTTCAACCAGTTAGACGATGCTGTAAAGGATCTTAGCTATGGGTCAGAAGTTACTTAGAGAGTATTATGAACTCTGTGACGGTGGTGTATGTCAAGACCTATTAACTGAAGAAGAAAAGCGCTTTGTAGCCGGCGGTGGTATGATGCTGACTGGCATCATTCAAAAAGCTGACACAGTAAATGGTAATGGAAGAGTATATCCAGAGCACGTGCTAAAAAGAGAAATGGTTAACTATTCAAAACTTGTAAAAGAACGCCGCGCCCTTGGAGAATTGGACCACCCAGATGATTCAGTAATTAATTTAAAAAATGCATCACATATGATGACTCATGTTTGGTGGGATGGCAAAAACGTTATGGGTAAGGCTAAAGTGTTAGATACGCCTTCTGGCCAAGTCTTGCAGTCATTAGTCAGTGCCGGCGTTAGTATTGGTATTTCATCCCGTGGCATGGGGTCGGTTTCAGAATCACAAGGAAACACTGTGGTTGAAGATGATTTTCAATTAATATGTTTTGATTTTGTTTCAGAGCCTTCGACACCTGGAGCTTTTATGATGAAAGAAGCAAAAGATTTTGATAATAAAGTTTTTACAAAAGCAGATAAAATTAATAGACTATTAAATGAGGTTTTAAATGAAAAAGAGTGATTTAAAAAAAGCTATAAAGCCGCTTGTAAAAGAATGTATCCAAGAAGTTTTATTAGAAGAAGGCTTATTGTCTAACATAGTTTCAGAAGTTGCATCTGGATTACAAGGAAATGTAGTTGTAGAAAGTAATCAAAATAACCGAGAGCAACTATTTAACCAAGACACTCATCGTAAAGAAGAAGCCTTGAAAAAATTAAGCGAACACAAAAAGAAAATGTTAGATGCAATCGGTAATGATGCATTTAATGGGGTAGATTTGTTTGAAGGCTCAACCCCAATCCCTGCACAGCAACAAGTTGCAGCAGGCAGCGTTGATTTGGGTTCTCCTAGCGATTCGGGAGTTGATATATCGTCGCTTATGGGCGGCGCATCTAAAATTTGGAAAGCAATGAAGTAAATTATGAAAAAACAATGCAACGTATCCGTATCATCTAAAGAGTGCCGCGGCAATCCTGAAAGAATGATCCGAAGATTTATCAAAAAAGTTAAAAAAGAAAGAATAGTTGAAGAGATAAAAGATAGAAGGCGCTACAAAAAGCCATCTGTTAGGAAAAAGGAAAAACGTATCAAAGCACAAAGAGCCAGAATTCGGCAAGAACTAAAGCGTCAGCGTGCAAAAGAAAGACGTAATAGAAAGAAATAGGTACTATTTATAATGAATAGTTTTAAATTTTGGAGTTTTTAAATGGCTAATTTTACTAAATCGTGGCACATGGAAGTTGGACTTAACCATGTGCCAGCGTATCAGGTTTCCGGTGTTCCATATGCCAGTGGCTCAATTGATGCAAAAATAGGCGACACAGCGGTTGAGATTACATTTCCGCATGTTACAAGGTGGGTAAAAATTATAAATAACGATACCACTTCTTCTTGCAAGGTTGGATTTTCTGCAAACGGCCTAGCCGACAAGCAATACTTTACAGTTGGAGAAGCAGTTGATGGCAATCAGCCATCTAGCTCTGAAAGATTAGAGCTTAAAGTGTCTAAGCTGTTTCTCACTGGCTCTGCAAATATTGACATTGTTGCTGGCTTGACAACCATTCCAGTCGGCAGAACAACAACAAGCTTCGGTCCATCTTGGAGTGGCTCTTCAGGAGTTGGCTAAAAGATGTCTTTTGGATGGGCATATGTATCTTGTGAAGGGACCACAGGGGGAGGCCAAGCGGCCGGCCCCACTGGTTCTCTACAGTTTCTAACTGGAACCAACGCTACCAGCGGTTCAGCAAATTTGGTGTACCATACGGCTGCAATTGCTCCGTATAGTGCGAATACGCTTGTAATGACTGGAACATTGGTTGTAAATGGAACTGTTAGTGCAAGTCACTATCATATTCAAAATGTTGTAGAGATGGATGTTAGCGGTAATACTTTTTTCGGCAACACTAATGATGACCAACATTCACGTACAGGAAGTTTTACGCTAACAAATGTAGGCGGCGATATTAATTTTAATGTTTCAGCACCACATGGGAGAACTACTCTCAAACAATTGGTAGTAGGATACACGGCCGTAACAGCATCCGGCTACACTGCTAGTAATCCAGTATATATTTTAGGTGTACAGTGCGAGGGTCAAGTAAATCTTCAACTGCCTCGACCTGACGACACTTCCTTATCTGGCAATATTATATTGGTAAAAGATGAATTAACAACTTCTCGCGGTGGCGATAACATCACCCTTAATGTCACAGCCGGCAAATTGATTGACGGCGCTGCAACTTACGTGTTAACCGGTACAATGCCGGCAATTAGTTTATATTCCAATGGTGCCAACTGGTTTGTCTTCTAATTAATTAAAGGAGGCACCCCGATATGGCTTATAATAATTTATCTGGAACAGTCTTCTTGCCAGATAAGCTTACGACGAAGTTAAGTTTAGTAAGTGGATCAGTTGTTTCGGGTAACCTAAGTTTCTCTGATGCAGCTAATGTAATTAATGTCCCTAGGTTGGATAATGCAGTGGCCAATGCTATTGTCACTAATGTAGGTGGTGATTTTAATGCCCTTACAACAAATGGCGATTTAACGTTTAATGGTACTGCTTTAAGTGTTACAGGAGAAATTTCTGCTAGCATAGGGGTTTCTGCTTCTGTGTTTATAGGCGATGGTTCAAGACTAACAAATTTGCCTGGCGGCGGATCCGGTGGCGGAATATTTACAGAAGTTAACGCCACACAAGCATTTACTACAAGCAGCATTCAAGTTGGTTCCAATGCTACGCCCTCTAAAACTTTGTCAGTTGCCGGCTCATCACTTCTTAGTGGAGCGGTTATACATAAGCGACACCTAGCGACTGCAAATTATATAATAAGCACATCGGACTATTATGTCGGTGCCGATAGTACATCAAGCCCTGTTTTGTTAAGCCTACCAACAGCATCTACCACAACTGATGGCCAAACTTTCATAATTAAAGATGAGGGCGGGAATGCAAATAATAATAATATTACCATATCATGTAGCGTTGGTGGTGATAAAATTGATGGTCAAAATTTGATTATTTTAGAGTCACCTTTTGCATCAATCCAGCTTTATTGCAACGGTGCCAACAAATACTTTATCTGCTAAAATTTTTAGTGCTTTAATGTACTAATTATAAGCGAGCAGGTGCACGTATCTGAATTAATTTGGGTGCTTGTATTTGTTCACGCTATAAAATATAAAACTTATTAAATGGAGGGTTTTTAAACATGGCTTACAAATTTCAATTCGGACAGGCAATCTTGTCCGGTGCATTGGATCAAGAGGGTGACGTTGACATTCTCGATTCCGGTGTTCTTAAAATGGCTGGTAATACAGCTATCGACGCATCTAGAAATGCTACTCTCTTAGATGTTTCAGGTTCTGGAGAGTTTAAAATGGGGAACAGCAAACTTAGAAT